AATGGCAGAAATTCGTCTAAAAAGTACCGGCACGATAAAGCTTTTCGAAAATGATAATACAAGCAATATTACCATAGCCTCACCGGCGAGTCTGGGTGCTGACAGGACAGTAACACTTCCTGATGCGGACGTGACTTTGGCCAGTGGAACAATGAATGATGCCACTAATCTTTCAGGAACGGTACCTATAGCAAACGGTGGAACAGGATCGACTTCAACAACTTATGCAAATTTAACTTCTAATGTTACAGGAACACTTCCAATTGCCAACGGCGGAACAAATTCTACATCAACAACCTACTGCGATCTGACAGCTAATGTAACAGGTAATCTGCCTGTGGCGAACCTTAACAGTGGAACATCGGCTTCTAGCTCGACGTTCTGGCGGGGTGACGGAACTTGGGATGCTGCTGGTGGTGGTCAACTGACATTAATCGAACACGCTGTTTTAGGTTCAGCTGCTAATTTTGTTGTTGATGATATATTTACAACTACTTACAGAAACTATCTTGTACTCTTTCAGAATGTCAGAGCTTCAGCAGATGGCAATAATTTACATTTTAGATTTAGAACAGGCGGAGCTTCTGGCTCAACTGACTCGTCTGCTCAGTATAGATATGCAAGTAGATATTTTGATGATGATGGACACCAAGCTAGTAATACAGGTGTAGACCAAACACAGTTTCAAATAGCAGATGGTTCAGAATCGGCTGGTGATTGGAAAGGTTTTTGCGGCACATTCACATTTTATAATCCGTTTGGAGGAACTTCTACAAGATATACTGGCAACGGAAGTTTCATAAGGTCGGATGTAACAGATTGTGTTGCGAGTTATAATGCAGGACATTTTGATAGTAATACTTCTTTTACTGGTCTAGATGTATATTATTCAGCCACCACCGTAGCTGCTGGCTCAGAGATGACAATTTATGCGTGGAAGAGTAGTTAGGGAGTAGTTATGGCAGAAAATTATAAAGTTTGGGATAATATTGTTGGTTTAAGAGATATGACACCAGAAGAAAAATCACAAAGAATAAAAGATGTTGATGAATGGAATAGTGATGCTGAAAAATTAAAACGCATTAAACATATCAGACAACGAAAATTACAAGAAACAGACTGGTGGGTATTCAGAGGTCAAATGACGGAAGCAGAGGTGGCGTGGAGACAATCTTTAAGAGATATACCGACTACATATTCTGCTAGTGATTATGATGCTTTATTAGAAATAGAAGGCAAGGTGGAAAACAAATCACTTAAACATTCAATATGGAGTAAACCCTAATGGCCTCAGTCTTAAAAGTCGACAAACTAGATCCCCAAAGCGGAACGGCGTTGGAGATTGGTACGTCAGGTGATACGATTTCAGTGCCGTCAGGCGCAACACTGGACATCAGCGCATCCACCCTGACACCCCCAGCTACTATGCCCGCAAGTTCAGGTATTAATTTTACAGCTTTGAACGCAACGAATCTCGGATCCGGAACGGTTCCAACAGCTAGGCTGGGCAGTGGAACGGCTAGTTCAAGCACGGTATTATACGGAGATCAAACTTACAAGGCGGAACCTGGTGGTGGAAAAATTTTGCAAGTGCAATATACTTTAAATACCTCTCCAGGGTCTACTTCTACATCTAGCACCAGTTTTGTAACTTGTGGAACTACGGTGGACATAACCCCGTCAGCCACTTCAAGTAAAATCTTATTAAATTGGATGAGTAACAGTTTAAATAGTAATGCAACCAATGATGAGTGCATATTGACTTTTTATAGGGACAGTACGCAATTAGAACAAATTTATGACCTTCAAGCGTCAACCACGTCTGGTTGGTATGGAACTCCGATGATTTATGTGGACGCTCCAAGTTCAACAAGTGCGATAACATATGATGCCAGATTTAGGGCATATCAAGCAGGTCAAACTGTTTATGGGTCGCATGGTAGTTTTATTTCTCTCATCATAGCAATGGAAATAGACGGGAGTTAATGAACAGATGGAAAACCTAGAAAAATTTTGGAAAGCGTTATTTACTTTAAAACCTGATGTTGAGGCGACTGTTCACGGAGATGTAGATTCACAGGAAAGTTTTGATAAGATTGAATGGGTTACTGGAGTGGAGAATGGTGCCTCCATAACAACTAAAGTCAATCCTCATTCAGAACTTACTTGGGAAGCAGTCAACGCTGAAATGAATAAAGTTAAAACAGAATATGACGCACAGGAATACGCAAGAAAAAGAAAAGCAGAATATCCTTCAATAGAAGAACTCGTTGTCGCATTATATGACACGGAAGACAAGACGGCAGTAGACGAGAAACGTGCTGAGATAAAACTGAAATACCCTAAACCGGGGGCCTAGATGTCTTTCGGTGCGGGAGCGATTGCCTCATTAGCTTTTGCTGAGACGAGCGAAATACTGACCGTTGTGGAACCTACGGGAGTCTACGCGGAAGTTGCTCTGGGAACGGTGACGGTCACAGGGCACGCCACTGTGGTACCAACAGGAGTTACGGCTGACGCCGCCGTGGGATCACCTACGGTGACAGGAACGGCAACGGTAACGCCTACGGGAGTTACAGCCGATGCGGACGTAGGAACGCCTACGGTTACAGGAACGGCGGTGGTTACTCCAACAGGAGTTTACTCGACAGCTAACCTTGGAACTGTTACACTCGTATGGACAATTCATCCAACGGGAGTCTCGGCTGACGTCGCGCTGGGAACCGTTACGGTTTCAGGAACGGCGGTGGTCACCCCGACAGGAGTGGCGGCGAACGTTGCAGTGGGAACACCCATCCTGACCATCTGGAACAGGGTGGATGATGCGGGTGCGGCTACATGGATTGTGGTGCCAAAAACATAAGGAGATATAATGGCTGATTCGACGATACTAAATCTTGACCTTCAGACGACTGGCGCTAACGCCGGAACGTGGGGCACCATTACAAATGAAAACCTTCAGAAAGTAGAAAAAGGAATCAAGGGATACAAGGCTGTTGATGTCGCGGGAAGCGGCACTACGAGCTTGACGGTCTCGAGTGGAACATCTGGAACAAGTGATGAGCAAAGCAGAGCCTCACTTAAATTAACGGGAACACTCACGGGGGCGATGGCCGTTGAATGCGAGGCCGTGGAAACATGGTACTTCATTGATGACGCCACCAATCGCGGGGCTGGGCCGTATGCACTGACCTTCGGGCCGGCTGGCGGAACAGCTGTTACTCTTGTGGCAACTACAGGATCAAAATATATTATTTACACGGACGGAACCACGGCGTTTGACGTACTCGCCGACGCAGGAAACATAAAGGCAGGGGGAACACTGACTAGCGCCGGAAACGTCAGCCTCGATACAGGAACATTTACATTCAACACTTCGGAAGGGGACTATGACGTACGCTTTGCGGGCGATTCTGAAACTAACCTTCTTTATATTGATGCCAGCACTGACCGTGTGGGAATTAATACAAACGCTCCAGGCGTTGATTTGGACGTCGTAGGAACATTCAGGGCATCAGGGAACACCGACATTGACGGCGGAACTTTCACCTTTAATACAACGGAAGCGGATCTCGATGCGCGTTTTGCCGGAGCAACTGAAACCAATCTTCTTTATCTGGATGCAAGCACAGATCGTGTAGGCATTAATACAGCGACCCCTACGGCTGATTTCAATGTGGAAGGGGATATTATTTTCAATGATGATGCCGGAACAAAGGATTTCAGGGTGGAGACTGGTGGGTCTGATGCTCAAACCAACATGTTTTTGGTGGACGGTTCAGCGGATAAGATTGGAATGGGGACAAGTGCCCCTGCCAATGCACGCGTGGAGATTAAGCAAGCTGGCACGACCGCAGCCATTACATGCCTGAATTTGAACCAGTTGGATACGGATAAAGGATTTATCTATTATGAAGGAACTTCGGCAGCTGACAGTTCAGCCAGTCTATCTTCCTCAACCGATACAGGTGGTGGTAAGGTAGGGGCCATTAGAGTAAGTATTAACGGAACTGATCGTTGGATTAGATTTTACGATTCAGCAGTATAGGAGTTTAAATGCCACTTATCAAGATGCCATTTCAGCCCGGTGTTAATAAGCAAGTTACAGAATATGGCGCCGAGGGGACGTGGTTTGATTCAGACAACATGCGTTTTCGCTACAGTCTTCCTGAGAAGATTGGTGGATGGGACAAGGTAACGAGTGACGCGTTGCTAGGTGCCACGCGTGGAATCGTGACATGGTTCTCGCTGGACGGCGACCAGTACTCCATCATAGGAACAAACAAAAAACTTTATCTCTTCGCACAGGGGGCGTGGTATGACATAACCCCAACCCGTGCGACTGGGACAGGAAACATCACGGGATTTGAAACTGATTCAACAACTTCCGTAGAGATAACTGACGCCGCGCACGGCGCGATTGAAGGAGATTTTGTAACGATTGACACCGTGTCCGGTGCAGTCAATGGAATTCCCGCCGCTAATCTCGAAGGAGAATTTGAAATTCAATCAGTAACATCTACCAGCGTATACACCATCATTGCCAAATCTGCCGCTACAAGCACTGGTGCGGTGGTTGCTACTGCAAATGCCACTTATGAAATAAACACTACCCCAGCCACTTCCATTCTAGGATACGGCTTTGGTGCGGGCCCGTGGGGAGGCGCTTCAGGAGGCCCAGGATGGGGAACATCACGTTCAACATTAGCTGCTCCCAACAGCGTTCAACTGGATTCAGGTAAATGGTCATTTGATACTTGGGGCGAGGACGCCCTCTGCCAGTACCTCAACGGCAAGCTTTACTACTGGGACACGTCAGGAGGACTTGCGGATCCCATGACTAACATCGCGACCAACACGACGGTTTCAAACGCACCCACCAAAAGCCGTGGAATGCTTGTTTCAGGAACGGATCGTTTCATTGTCCTTTTCGGAACGGAAACGACCATAGGAGACACTTCCACGCAGGATGACATGTTCATTCGGTGGTGCGCGCAGGATGATGTCAATACATGGACGCCTACCGCAACGAACACGGCAGGCTCACAGCGACTGACGGACGGAAGCAAGATTATTTCCGCCAAGCGTTCGCGTGGCGCTGTTTTGATATGGTCAGACACGGCCATGTACCAAATGCAACTGATTGGTGCTCCGTTCATTTTCGGATTTTCACAATTAGGTTCCCATTGCGGAGCAGTAGGTTTGCACGCTGCCATTGACATTAACGGCGTGGCTTACTGGATGGGCCGTGATTCTTTCTTCAAGTTTGACGGCACCGTGCTTAAAATTCCATGCTCCGTGGA